AAAAGGTAACAAGCCTACAGATTGGACACCAGCTCCAGAAGATGTGCAATCCGAGATAGATGCGAAGAAGAGCGTGCATACACTTGACACGAGTTATTCGTACACCTATGCAAATATCCTTACATATTCAGCAGAAGGGTATGGAGGAACGAATGGCGCGAACTGGGTAGTGGCTAATACCGCAGGGGTTAAAGCTGGCGATACTGTAAGACTTAAAGTTACGGTTTCCAACATGGGAACGGATGGCAATCGACCGTATGTATATGTTATCGGTGAGGTTGTATCGGTTACTGACACAACTCAAATTAGAGTTATTTCTCATGGTCTTGATACCACGATCATAGATGGTGGGAACATACTGACCAATTCGATAACGGCTCTTCAGATAGACACGGGTGCAATAACTGCCGATGAACTTTCCGCAAACGCTGTAATAGCAGGCAAGATTAAAGCTGGTGCAGTTACTACAGATAAGATAGCGGCAAACGCAATAACTGCAAGTAAGCTTGCTATAGGCGATTTCAATAATTACGTAACCGTCAATGAAAACAATGAAGATACGTTAATCAGTGGCTTCGTAATAGAAGATGGTTGGCTTTATAAAAATGTCGCAACTAGTACAAATGCTTGGCTATCGCCAATTCTACCTCAATGGGCAAAGGAAGGTGAGCAATACCGAGTAACTGGTAAAGTAAAAACCAAAGTTGCTGGCAAAGTCCGAATTGTTATATATGGAAGGACTTCTACTGGCTCAGCCAGCGGTTCATCATATAGCTCATGGGTAACAACTAAGGCTAATACAGAGACAGAATTTAGCGGCGTGATAAAAATTACAAGTGCTGTCGTAGCGAAACCGGGAATAAATATTGTTATTCAGTTTCAAGATTCTTCTGGCACTAATATCGTTGGCTACTGTAAAGAGATGCGGTGTGAACGTATAGTGCCTTATATTACCCAAATTAATGAAAATGGTATCCGTATTCACCCAGCGGCTACCGAGAATAATTCCGTAGTCATTAATGCTGATGGTATGGAAGTGTTCAAAGGTGGAACTGCTGATGAATATTCGGTAGCTTTCTATGGTGATTCAGTAAGAATAGGTCAAGAAGATAAAGAACATATATCTTTAACTAATCAGGGATTTAACGTTTTAGCTAATTCGAGAAATTATGTTAATCTAGGATTATTAAATGATGAGTCTGGGCAGCTAGATGTGAAATTCAGAACTGTAACAGTCTCATCCATATTAACCTATAATTTACAATTGCATGTAAAAACATTTATATCAGCGGAATATGACGATGGTGTTGCAGCAACCGTCACTATTGCCAGTGATGGATACTCCTTTACGGTCGATAATCCTAGAGATGATGCTATATTAATAGTACAATATATAACCGACGATCCAGCTCCATATTATGTACTAGGAACCAAACGTTCGGGAACTAGTACCGGCCTATTTGGCTTACTTAGTGGTTATAATAATGCCCCTCGAGCAGGACAGTCAGCCACACTTGGAGGAAGAGATAATTACATCGATGCTAATGCTGGTAATTCAGTTATAATTGGAGGATTCGATAATACAATTAGTGGCTTTAATGCAGTAGCTTTAGGTGGGAATCATTTAACTGTACAAGGGCGCAACCAAGTAGTTATGGGGTATTATAATGTTCCACAAGGTACACCGGCTACGGCGCATTTGACAGACGACGCTTTTATTATTGGAAACGGGACATCATCTAACCTACACAACGCTATGGCCATAAGATTCGATGGGGAAATCTCCAGCGGAAGAGCCGGGCGAGTTTTATGGAGTGGCGGATATTTTATGACCGACACTCAAACCGCAACTTTTACCAACGGCCAAAAGGTATCGGATCAACTTAGCGGAATTGTGCTTGTGTGGAGCGCTTATGACAGTGGAAAAGCACAAGATTATAATTTTGATTATCAATTCATACCTAAATGGCATGTTCTAAATCACAATGGCTCAGGAGTCGATTATGTAATGATAATAAATGCGGCGCTTAATATCACCTTGTGTAAAAAATACGTGTATGTGTATGATGACAAGATAGTTGGAAATGCTAATAATAATAAAAGTGGAACCGGCTTTAACAATGCAGCAAAGGTTCTTAGGGCGGTTATAGGTATATAAATGGGAGGATAACATTATGTTTATAGTTATTGAATTACAGACTAATTCCGATGGGACTGTAGGCAGTTTAGTTACAAAATATGAGGAACGAAATGTTGCTGAAAGCAAGTTTTTTCAAATTATGTCCGCCGCTGCATTAAGTGATATACCAGTGCATAGCGCTATAATGGTGGATGAGCTTGGCATGGTATGTAAACAGGATTATTATGACAGGCGTTCTAGAGATATGGACTCATATACTGAGATTCCAACATAAGTTAATGGTCTTAAAAAACGTTATAAGAGTCTGAGGCATAACACTTCAGGCTCTTTTTTATTGCTTATATTTACTAAGAAAGGAAGTTGACGTTTATGAAACTGCCAAACAAAGTTTATGACATTATCAAGTATGTTTGCCTGATAGCTGTACCGGCATTTATCTGGTATCTTACAGAACTCGGAACTATCTGGGGCTTTGACGCTCAGCAGGTTATTCAGACTATCGCAGCAACTGCAACTTTTGTTGGTATCCTGCTTGGCTGGAGCAGCCTTAACTACAAAAAGTCCGGAATGACTAAGATGTTCAATGAAGATCTGCTTAAGGAAATGGTGGATTATACAGAGCCGGAAGAAGAGGATGAGGAGGTGCAGTAATGATTACGCTCTCCGATGATAAGAGACAGGAAATTTTCGATTATCTTAAACTTGGAAATGTCAATAAGACAAATATCAAGAAATTCCAGAAGATGGCTTTCTCGTCTACCGCCGAAAGAGACGGTATATTTGGACCAAAGACAGACACTGCTCTGATGCACTGGTATAACGTCACCAAATACACTAAGAATTTCCATCCAACGGAGTTCAAATGTGAATGCGGCGGACGTTACTGCAGCGGATATCCTGATTATATGAAGCCAAACGAACTCAAGAATATTCAGGCTATACGTGATCACTGGGGCAAACCGATCACAATAACCTGCGGCCTTCGCTGCAAAGGCTATAACAAGAAGCTTAACGGCTCGATCCAGAACTCAAAACATCTTACCGGGCAGGCTATTGATTTCTATCAGGCTGGAGTGACAGATACTCTGGCAAATAGAAAGAAAGCTATCAAGTGGATCAAGACTCTGCCAAATCATACTTATACATACGGCAATGGCATAAATTCTTATGGATATTCTGTCAGTGCTCCGTATATGGGAAATGCTCTTCACACAGATACGAGCGGCACTACTGAGACAGCAGCACCTAAACCAGCTGTCATCAACCCTTACGACGATAATGGCAAGCTTATTTGCGACGGAGTAGGTGGCGAGGCAACTGTCAATGAAATGCAGAGATTCTTCGGAACACCGAAAGACGGAATTATATCTGGTCAGAACAAGACGCTTGCTGAGCATTATCCAGCTCTCAAATCTGTGGAATACGGGAAGGGCGGCTCACCTTGTATCAAGAATCTTCAGAGATGGGTAGGAGTTGATCAGGATGGAGTTCTTGGATCAGATACTGTAAAAGCATGGCAGGAGAAACTCGGAGTTTCCGCGGATGGTATATTTGGCACAAACTCGATGAAAGCCTGGCAGAAGTACCTGAATGAGAACGATGAGGCGGTGTATCCCATAGTAGTTGAGACGACCGTTGATAAGATACTCAAAGCCTGTGCTGTTCAGGCGGACTGGATGAAGAATTCCGAATACGAGTATCAAACAAGTCCTACTGTTGCAAAGTCCAAGAAGAAGGGTACTTGCGTAACGTATGTATCATGTGTGCTGCAGCGTGTAGGCCTCATAAAGAGCGGCCAGAGCATGTGGCACGATGAGAAGGATAGGGTTTATGGAGCTAATGGCAATTTCACTGTTATATATCCTAAGAACAAAACATTAAGTCAATTAAAAAGCGAGCTTAGAGCTGGTGACATCGTAATGGATGGACATGGCGTAGGAAGCGGAAGCCATATATTCATTCTGACTGGCAAGTGGAATGGCTACAAACCTATTATTTGGGACAACCACAGTGGTCAGCAGAATAAAGGCGCATACACTTACGGCCGAGATAGACACGTTATTGCTATAGTCCGTCCAAAGTGAGGTGCGCCATGATAGCAGAAGCAGTAAAGAATGTCACATTACTTGATATTTCAGTTATTGTATTATTCGTTGTTGGATTGATCAGAGGAGTACAGGAGTTGAAAAAATCGATTAAAGAGTTTCTTGAAAAGCTTCTCGCCGATCAATTCAAAGAGGTAAACAATAAACTGAATGATATGCAGTCTTCCATAACTGTCTTAGATAAGCAGGCATGTAAGAATTTCCTCGTTCGATATCTCGCCGATATTGAGCGAGGAAACGTTATTTATGACTCGGAAAGACAGCGATTCTGGGAGGAATACGATCATTATATTAAGGATCTTGGTGAAAACTCTTTCGTAAAGGAATGGGTCGCGAGATTAAAAGAAGAGGGGAAGCTTTCAAGATAAGATGTATTACAAAAAGAAAGAAGAATACAAGTTCGCCATGCCAATGGAGTATTATGCATATTTGGCATTCAAGGATCGACTGAAGGAAATGGGGATTAGGTATCTCGAGGAAGGTGGACACACGGAAGGTACAATCTCGATCACAACCCGTGGTTCCTTCGATGTCGATGATAAGTGCGATATTCTCGCGCTTACAAAAGAATAGATAACCCACCCACGCGCCGGGGTTATGTTTATACGTATTTCTTAAGAAGATTTTTCTAAGTATTATACTATTCCTACTTTTCAAACCACAATTAATGGCGCGTAAAGGCCCTAATAAAGCTTACAATTTAATAACATGCCGATCAAATCGATGAATCCCTTATTCTGAACATTATTAGGGCCTTTATTTTTAGGTGCATTTTGGGTGCAGATAAGTGAAAAAAGCGGTCAAAATGTAGCTAAAGATAGCAAAATATGTGCATGTTGTTTTTCCTTTCTATATATTGAAATCTCAGCGATTCGGGCGATTCCAATCTCTCTCAACGGTAATCAGTTCTCCTTACATATAGATATACACTATTTTTGTTGGAAAACCTGAACGCTGAGATTTCAATGGGTTAGAAAGGCTATGGTGCAGATAATGTGCAGTTATACGAATTGGTTCATAGTTTTAGCTGCTTCAATCTTCTTTTCGGAGAAGACACTCTGGTAAATGTCCATAGTTGTGGCTACGCTTTTATGGCCTAGCATTTTTGATACGGTCTGGACGTCGATGTTTGCTTCTAAAGCTCTCGTCGCCCAGCTATGACGAAGCGCGTGCATACTCTTATATGGTATTTTTAATAATTCGCACGTTTTCATCCAATGCTGACGCAGGGTAGAGACATTGTAGATATTTCCTTTACGGTTCGGAAGAACAAGGCTTCCTCTCGTGATTTCATTCATACCCTCCAATTTTTGTAAAAAGCACACTGTTTTCTCGGATAGATATATTCTACGATTACTCTGCCCTGTTTTTGGATGAGGCTGAACGATTGTTCCACCAGTAGTCTTGACTGCAGTTTTGTTGATGTCTATATACCCTTTATCAAGATTCACATCATCCCAGGTAAGACATATTGCCTCACCGACTCTTACGCCGGTAGCTATTAGAAAGTAGTAAACGCGATCGATGTCTTTTTTGTCCCTGCAGTACTCGACTATTTTCTTTTGCTCTTCTTTAGTGAAGGCTTCAACGATCTTATGTCTGTCACCCTTAGGCATCACTATATCGACAGCTGGATTCTTACGGATTATATTTTCCTTTACGGCATAATCAAGACAGTCTTTGAGTCTTGTTTTAAACACTCGATATGTTCCGCTGCCATATTCTTTATCAAACATCTTAGGTATAGCAGCTTGGATCATGTCTTCTGTTAAATCTTGAAGCTTGACATCGCCGAGAACAGGATACAAATGATGTTTTATTATGCAAGTCGCACCATTGTAAGTGTTGTCCCTGACTCTTGGTCTGAAGTACTTCTCGAAGTATATTTCAAACCAGTCTTCAACTGTGTAATCCTGTGACTTGATAACCGGCTCATTTCTTACCTGAGCAAACCAGTCCAACACATCTTTCTTTTTATCCGCCGTGAATGACAATCTTTCACCGTCAACTATAATCTGACCTCGCCATTTGTTACCTCTCTTGTAGACGGATCCTGCACCAGATCCTTTAGTTCTACCCACCGAATCACCTCCTTTAATGTATTTTTGTAAGTACTCGCGTTTCTTACAATGTCTATATTTTTTGTCCCTTTTTCATCCTTTCCCAAACGTTAACATTCGTTTAAATTTGTGTCTGTCCTTGGCTTTTGACATAGGCTATTTGAACTATTATATTTTCAGCCAAGGAGGAGACTATGTATACAGACATCGTGATCATAGGGATAGTGGATGTAATGAGATTATATGGCTTCAGCAGGAAAGAAGCAACCAGACTGTTGAACACAAAGGGCTGCCCAGTGCTTCCTAGAGAGTCGGGACAACCATATAGAATCGTAAAGGAGGAATTTGAGACGTGGCTGAGAACGAGGAGGTGCTAGAGGAGTTATACGAGCTTCTGGGTTTATATTTTCACTTAGGAATAGGAGGTGGAATAGTCGAGCTCGGACATCGAAAACTCGTAGAACCGCAACTTGACAGGGCTATATTTAGAGAAACTGTTCTCGCAAGAATTACAACTCTTATAATGACGGAGTTTTTATGTGATTCGAAAGGAGAAGTATAATGAACGAAGATAACGAAATCACTATGCGCGAAGATCTGGTAGAACTCTTGAGCTTGATGAAAGAAAAAATCAAGACCACTGACGCAGAAACGGAATTAGATCCGAAAAAGAAGAGTAAGTTCAGTCAGTATGTTGACGGTTATGAAAAACTGTACAAGCTATTGCTGTCTGATACTTCGCAGGGATTTGATCAGTATATTCAGGAAGCTGAGAAAGAACGAAAGAATTGCGAATATCTGGAAGACGTCGCAAGAAAGAACCGGGAACTCGATCTCAAGAAGAAAGAACTTGAGATTAGAGAGAAGGAATATCTTGAGTCGGTACTTGATAGAAAACGCGATCTGGAAATCAAACAGCAGGAAGTCGAGATCAAAGAACAAGCTGCGAGGAACAGCGGCAAATGGTGGAATGCACCAATCGCCCAGACTGGACTGGCTTGCGCTTTTATTACGGTCATCAACATCAGTGGTATGATGATCAACAACTCAGAGTTTCCAATCAAGAACATAATTGAGAAGTGGATGCAAAAACCTAACATTCGAATTCAATAATTCCATCCGGAAAAGGCGGTGTAGATTCTACATCGCCTATATTTTTTGCCAAATGAGATACTATACAGAAAAGCCGAACGGAGCATTCAATACCAGACGGTACACATACACATGCGATCACATGTTATATTCCAAGTGCACATTAATTAAAGTAGAAGACAAGGGTCTGGCGATTGTCCAAAGGAGGTTCAATGCCAAACTCAAGATATTTTGGTATGGACCAATTGAATCGTGGCTTGCTGAGTTAATAGTGGCGCAGCCAGGATTTAAGTCATATTTCGAAAAGAACAGTGGAAGGGAGAACGACGGTTTATATCCTACAGTGTCGGTAAGACAAGTTATGTGGGCTCTGCGTATGAAACCCTTACGTAAGGACGAGTGGAACTCGCAAGAATTACAACTCCTATAATGAAAGATATTACCACTCATGCATATTTATAGGAGGACAAAACCATGAGTAACAAGTGGAACAATTTCTTTAACGCACTCATCGAGGTATGCGAGGAGTACAACAAAATGAAAGAAAAAGTCGAAGAAAAGAAAGTTGAGAGAGCTGCTGAAGTAGAACAGAGAGAGTTCTTTAGCGATATTTTCGCAGAGCCAGTTTGCGATAAAAGCGCCGTAGTTGATGCTATGGCGGCACACGGATGGTCGAGCTGGGATATGAAGCAGGTGCTCAGATATTGTAGTACAACTGAGCAGTGCAAAACAGCAATCGAGCTGGTCAACCGTGAATATGACTGGTTCAACGTAAAGGACGTCGTAAGATCTATGGAGTAGTCTCCAACTCAGCCCTTTTTACAAGGGCTTTCTTTTTTGCTTTCAATTCGCAACTTTTACAACTCCTATAATGACAGATACATCTATTTGTGGAGAAAGGAAAGCGAAATGAAAGCGATCAACAAAGAAGAAATCAAAGTCAAAATCGGACAGGCAAAGTTCAGAGCACGTGGCGCTATATTTAAGGCGAAACAGTGGGCAGAACAGAATCCTGAGAAAGCCGCTTTGATCACGAGTGGTGTAATAGCCGCAGCCCAGTATGCTGGGAAAGCCGCTATTAAGGACTATCGTGACAACAAAGAAGCTGCTCAGCTGAAACTGCGCTGCTACGACCCGTCGAAGGGCCACTACTATTATCTCAAGAGAGAACTGTCCAACAAGGAATGGCTTATGATTGATAAGCGTAGAGACGCTGGAGAGAAACTTCCGGATATTCTCGATGATATGAGAGTTCTGAAGTAGAACTATAGGGGTTGTCAGATTCGACAATCCCTATATTTTTTGCCATTGGGTCACAAAAAATACAACTCCTTTAATGAAGGTTATAACGTAGCGAGAAAGGAGTCATTATGGAAAAGTCCAAAAAAGGCGGAAAACTTGACTATGACGTATATCTGTATAAGGATGCACTTGGCGAACCGCTGTGGCTTTCTGACAGCAATGATTTTAGGGAAGCCTATAGACATTGCGAGCTGTATTTTAAGAAGCAGCCGAAAGCAGCAATACTTATGCATGATAATGTTTTAGACGACTGGTGGATTTATCAGCCTGATAGATTCATTCTTGCTGTGGACTCCAACTATGGAGTATGAAATAACTGCCCGCAAATTATACGCGGGCTTTTATTTTTGCTCGATTCTGAACGTGCATTCGCAAAAATTACAACGCATATAATGCAACACATTATTGGAGATCATGAAAGGAGACTATCATGGCATATTATTGGAATAAGGATGGTAACGTAATGGATCGTGAAATCAGAAGAAAAGAAAGTGTAGCATTTTTCAGCAACCTAAGGTTTCTCTCAGAGAGAAACGGACTGAGCAATAAAGAACTGGCGAATGTGCTGGACATTCATCCAACATATATTTCCAAGTATCTTAATGGCAAGACCGTTCCAAGAGAGGAGACCTTCGAGGAGATGAAGAAGCTTGCTACCGATTTCTTCGACGTTTCTGTTACGGAGTTGCTTGACAGGAATTTCAAGGACGACTATGTAGAACCGGAGAAGGAAATTGTAGTTGCAGAACCTGAAAAGGTCGAAGAGGATAGGACAGAATCTACTGTACTGAACGAGATGGTAGCTGCCATCAATAAGCGTAAAGCTAGAGTTGCTCAGCTTAGCAAAGAAATTGCTGAGCTCAACAACGAAATCGAGTCACTCGAGCTGGCACATACGCTTATTACAGCGGACAAGCTCGCTTAAGAATACGGAAGAGGATACTTACCTGTCCTCTTCTTTTTTGTGCAAAACTCACAATTTTTACAACGCATATAGTGACACATAGGCATAACTTACGGTTGTGAAAGGAGATTTATTATGACATTTTTTGATGGATTCCTGGCGGTTGTTGGGTTGCTCAGCGTTGCGACTATCATATTTTGGATAGTTGGAAGAGTAGATCCGAAAATCAGAGAGGACGAAATAACGGAATGGCTGTATGATTTTCTGTTCAATACAGACCTGGTTGTCGACGAAGTATACGAGTCAGAATAACGACTCGTATATTTCTTTGTCATAAAAGATTTAACTCATCGATAGAAAGGAGAAAAAAGATGAAAAAGATGACACTCAAGGAAAGAGCTAAGGCGTTTGCTAAGGAGAATGAAACACTGCTTACGACAGCATTCCTGGCAGGATGTGTTGCCGGTTATATTGGCATCACCGTATGGGAGATGAAGAATCTCAAAACCGTTTACGTAAAGGACTGGGAGAAGGTAACGGGCGAGGGACCGTTTGACCAACTTCTCGACAAACCAATTATATCTGCATTCGCCACTGTCGAGTATAACGATGGGGAGATTGGCGTAATCGAAAATGTTCAGTCTGTGGCAGCACGACTTGCTGAGACTGTAACAATAGAATAGGAGAGGATCATGGCAGGAACTATATTTGGGAACGAATCCCGAAACGGAAGCTATTGGGGATACGTTGACAAGTACAAACGACTAATGGAGTTCGAAGATCGGGATGCGTATCTCGAGTATATTTCCGAATTAGACGACACCGTAACAGAGCCTTACTGGAAACAGCAGGGCTCTTATTCTTTTGGTAAGAATAACTAAAGAAAGGAGCAATTCTATGACACTCAAGACTATATTTGACCTTCTGGGCGAGACCATTGCGGAACTTCATGCAACAGCCTATAACGATAAAAACTATGATGCAGTTCTGAAAAAAGCCGAGTATGAATCAAAAGTCGCCAAGCAAATGGTGAACATCGCGGATATTACACTGAGGACTGATAAGATGTCTGGCAAGACTAAGCGAATAGATAAGGTGGTGGGCTAAGATGAAAGCCCCTCGCCATATATATTCTAAGGAAGAAGAACAATGGTTAGCTTCGCAGAGTCGCGACTTGACTTATCCGGAGCTAACTGATCTTTTTAACGGTCATTTTTGTACCGAACTCAGTGAGTCAGCTATCATGACAAAATGCATTAATCTTGGACTTAAGCGGCCTAGATACACGCGATTTACCGATGAGCAGATAAACTGGGTCAAAGATCAAAGTCGCGAACTAACATATTCCGAACTTGCAAAATTATTTAATGCGCGGTTCGGTACAAGTATAAACAGATGGTCTATGAGCGACTTATGTACAAAACGACTTGGCCTCGGTAGATCAACCAACAAAGGGCAGTATAAAGACGGCGAACGGAAGGCTCTTAAATACAAAATCGGAGACGAAGTTATTCGTAGCGGCTATGTCTGGGTTAAAGTGGCGGATGAACATTTTGAACAGGGAAACGACTACAACCGTTTATATTCCACAAATTGGAAAAGGAAGTCCGATTTGGTTTGGGAGGAGGTTAACGGGCCAATTCCAGAAGGCAGCTTTCTTATATTTCTGGATGGAAATACTGAGAACTGTGAATTGGACAACCTATATCTCGTAAGTAGAAAAGTCCATGCAAGAATGTGCCAGAATAATTGGTACAACGGAAATAGGCAATTTGTTCTTACGGCCTTGAGATGGTGCGAGATGTTTATGCTGATTAACGAATGCCGAAAAAAATCGCAACAATTACAACTCCTATAATGATAGGAGGTGAAGAATTATGAAACTCAGAGGTCGTAATACGAAGAAGATCTGGAAGTTAGTTCTCACGCAGGAAGGAGCAAGAAAGTACCAACTCTTATTTCTGGCATTCAGCCATCTCCCATATGAGGATTTTCATTTATGGGATACGATAAAAGAATCCAGACCCGGAAAGGGAAGAGATGTTATATATTTGATCCGAATGAGTGAGAATCAGAAGGATCTTGTACGAAAGACATTAGGAGACTTTATCGTCTCTATCGAAGAGAAGGAGTCATGAATTACATGGCTCCTTATATTTCTGCGCAAAAGAAAGGAGCGAAGAAATGAATAACATATTTGTAGCGGCCGTATCAGTCAGCGTCGGTCTTGGGATAGGCTATATGGCCGGATGCACACGTACAACTAACAAGTATATTTCGCTGCATAAGAGAAATGCGATAAGAGCCAAGTACCTGAAGCATAAGTACGAACCGCAGAGAGTGGGAGATTACCCTGCGGTAGTAGTGATAGAAAAAGACGGGAGGAACTGAAATGAACAAGAAGTTTGTAGCATTTGAGGCATATTGCAAGAAGTGCAAATACGCAGAACTGGATGGCTGGAAAGACCCATGCAACGAATGCCTGGAGGTTGGGGCCAGAGAGAACTCGGCTAAGCCACTCAAGTATGAACCTAAGGAGGACGAGTAATATGAAAGAGGATAATAGATATTTGAGGAAAGGAAGCTACGTAACGATTAGCTTATTCAAAGACGACCGAGCCGTAACTCCGGGTATGCTGAAATACGACGGCCAGAGAGCGGCCATATCCCGAATCTGCAGACCTAAAAAGGGGCCATTTATTGGCGGAAGAAATCCATATGGCTATGAACTGGAGGGTATCGAATCGCAGTACGGCATCCCATACACCTTCACAAGGGACATGTTTTATTAAGGAGGACAGCATGCATTTGATGATATTTTCGCCGGGAAACGTTACGCAGGGTTTTATAGATGATGAAGCTACAAACGAAGCACTTTATGACATGTTATTCACGGCAGCGACGACGGAGCAGGGAAATGGAAGCGGAAAGGCTAAGAAAAGAGAACGACAGAATCTGGATCCGGGCAATGGCAAGAAAGTACGGAATAGACGATGAAACTGTAGAGGGAATCTATACATCACTGAAAGGACATCGGAGAACTGTAGAGTTCTTCGATTTATATTTTGAAGGGAGAAACAACAATGCCAACTAACACAGGAAAATTCTATAAAGAAATCGAAGACTATGTAAACAACACGGTTGCGGCATACGCACTGCCGATCAGTAATATCGAAAGCATCAAATGCGTACGCCAGAATGATGAGATATTTATGGAACTAGTTCACGAGGATAGCTGTGCAAGATACTTCAGATTGACCGGTCTGGATATTTCAGGAATCGGAATTCTTGTAGGCCGCATTATCGCAAATCGCTCGGTTGATCGTGAGTTCCGCAACAGAGAGGAAAAGAAGCAGGTAAGGAGGTTATTCAGATGAAGACAGATTGGAGCAAGTGGCCATTAACATCGGACTCTACAGTGACTACAGTGATTGGTTCCGATCGTTACGGAACGATCACAACAAACACGGCGATAAACGATGATGATATTTACGATGGACTGCGTTATGCAGTAATGAGGAGAATGGATATGGAAGAGAAAAAAGCAAGAGGTATTAGCTTCGATATGTTAGAGAAAACACTACGAAAGATGGGGATATTTCTAACTGAGATTCACCAGGACTCATATAATGACTATGCCGAAATAACATGCAGAGTCAATCCTATTGATTGGTATATATCTCTTGATGGAAAGGATACAAGACGTCGGTGTATGCCAGCAACGAAAGACAGCAGACCACATCCAAAGAAAGTTATATTTTCCGGTCCGGCAACCACGATCCTTTGGACAGACGGAACTAAGACGACTGTCAAATGCCAGAGCGAAGACGTATGGAGTGACGAGGTTGGTATAGCTATGTGCTATCTCAAAAAGCTTCTTGGCAACGAAGGTAATTACAACAATATATTCCGTGAGGCTATGAAGGTTGCTGTAGTGCATGAGTCGAAAAAGGAGGATAAGTAATGGATCTTGGAGCATATGCACAGATAGAGGATCTCGAGCAGATCATGAAAGATAATGGAATTGATATTCCAAGACTCAGGGGTCTGCGTCTGATGAAGGATGAAGAACCGGTCTCGAAAGAAGAGCTGCTTGATATGGCAAAGAATGATGGACTATATAGATGTGTATGTCTTTGCCAGTCAATTCCGCCATTTAACTGGAACTCTAATTGGTCAGAGATGAGCGACCGCACAGACGCCATTTGTGAGTATTATCTTGAACTTCCGAGATATGAAAGCGGCGATTTTAACCATTTAAATCCTATAGGCGTACGCTGGGATAGAGTCCATGGGAAGAAGCGTAAAGCATTCAAATATGTCATCAAAAAAGCCAAGAAGGAAGTATTCGAGCAGTATGAACTCTGGAATAAGTACGCAGGTCGAGATGATGTGCTTTATATTCACGCACGAATTGGCACCGGAAACTGGGGTTATTACGACTGCGATAAGATTGTAAAAGGACAACCTTGGTATCTGGATCATTGTGAAGATCACTCCGATTGTACGTATGTTGATATTTACGCGAAGATCAAAACACCGGAAAGGAGATAGAAGATGCATAATTTTGACAAAGTAATAGATATTTCAGCAAATAATCTTGGTGATACAAGAACAGCTAATAGGAAGCCAAGTTTTGATGAGTTCCATGGTGCTAATAGACATCATATGAGTGATGTTCAAAACGTCATGCGTGAGATTGCTTTGCTTATAGAAGGAGCTGGAATCGATCATGATTACACAAAACGGACGTATGAGGCAGAATTTTATGCCGACTTCTGTAAGGTTCTCGATGGATCTACTGAGAAATTCACGGATATGGAGTGGTATCAAAAACATATCAAAGAAGAACGACATCATATAAATAGTAGATGTCCTGAAGATGTGGATCTGATAGACATCATCGAGCATGTTGTAGATTGCTGCTGCGCTGGAAAAACAAGAAGCGGTTATATTTCTCCAGTGGTTATAGATTCTGAAATACTTCAGAAAGCAGTCGAGAATACGGTAAAACTTATAGATAACAATACGAGGATAGTGGAATAGGAGGTTATTAAATGAACAGTAACGACGTAAACAGTGTAATAAACAACCTATGTGATAAGCTGGGTACCACAGCAAGTAAACTTATTCCAGAGATGGCCGGTTATCAGATCGCTAAACATTCGATCTGGATGGTCATCTCTCTTATATTTATCGGAGTGGCTATAGGCTTTACTATCAAACTTCTTTGGATGCATAAAAAAGATGGTGAGACGCTTGCAATATATCCAGATTTAGTCAGAAAAATAGATCTGAAACTTAAAGACTCTGGAATGATGGACGAACTTCATCCGTGTACTCGAATAGAATGGGCAAATACATTAGAAGAGCTTCGTCGAGTAAAAGGCACGATGCAGTGGGACGAATCGACATGGTGCGCAATGGTCCTAACAGCAGTATGGTCTGGTCTCATAGGCATGGTTATATTTGGAATCTCTCTATACCACATCATAGGATGGTGTATTGCTCCTAACGCAAGTGCATTCATGTGGATCGTTGGTCAGCTAGGAGGTGGACAATGACGGACACATATTTCGGCAAACCTGTCAAGATCAATGAGCATGGTAATAACGCAGCCATCAAAGTTCATATTCTGGATGATGCTACTATGAAGCTCAATGGGTTTAAATGGGTAAACGAGCACTGGTATTTCTGTAATCCTGTTTATAAGGACATCACATTCAACTTCACAATCTACAGTGAAGACAACTGGCAGATTGATATTCTTGACGAATGGTTCTGTCAGCCATATGACTATCAGGCTATGTATGAAAGTGGTAATTACAGGCCTGTTGTTCTGACAGTTATGGAGAATGTGAACGAGATCATGGACTCATTTGTACACAAAGGAATTATATCCGGATGGGAAGTAGGTGATTATATATGAAAAGCCCAAGTGAAGAAATGCATAAAATTAATCAAAAACTTGCTGAAGGAATTTTAAAAGAAATACGAGATTACGAAGGACCCGTCATTCCAGACCCATGCAAATCCTGCAGCAATCATCCATCCAATGGCGGTTCTGGTGTTTGCAATTGTATACTCGGGACACCACAGGTGAAATGTTAGGAGGTGACTATATGATCAAGTATTTCTGTGACAAATGCGGTAAGGAATTAGAACATTTTGATAATGAGTTCACATTTGATTTGTTTAAGGTTACTGTGGATCCGCCAGACATTAGAAAGTGGGCCGATGATGCAGAAACAGGAACTTATACTTTGTGCTACAACTGCGTGAGGAAGTTTAACAAATGGCTTTACGAATCTGATAGTAAGTACATTGCCATGAAACAGGTGAAATAATAGGAGGTGATATTTATGTACAACATAGTTAATACCGATGTGATTTGTCCTCAGTGTGGTGAAGGACATATGATTCGTGAAGAGCCAAAGGTTATAAAATCTAATACTGAAACGTACGCATATTTATGCCCGATTTGTGGATTTGTGCATACGGCCAAGTCTGATGAAGATTTCATGAAATGGACTAAGAGTCTTGATAAACCGACAGAGGAAGAAATTCTTAGAGAGCAAGTCCGAGATTTTATGGAAATAGTAAAGGAGACAACAGATTACCATGCCAAAAATGACTACGGGAAAGCTAAGCTGTCTTTGGTACCTAGACGAATCATCTGGGACGTGGCAGCCATTAGGGAATATGGAAACAATAAATACCCTGACGGTGGACCTGACAACTGGAGAGGAGTCGAGCCCGAGCGATACCGCGATGCTGCATATCGACACTTCCTCGCATACCTTGACGATCCAAAGTCGGTTGACTCTGAGTCAGGTTTACCGCATCTTTGGCATCTGGCCTGCAATATCGCTTTTCTTTGTGAGATGGAGGACGTATATCTCCTCCATTCTGAACAGTAAATTAGGAAGGCAGACAACGATGAGACCGATTGATGCAGACGCTCTTATATCCGAGCTTGAAAAAGATGAAAAATTATTCGATCGAGAAGCAGAAGCAGCTCGTAAGAACCCATTGTCATATATGGAAGGATACAGCACCGCAATGTGGAGCAGGGCAAACGGAATAAGAGATGCAATAGTTGAGATCTACGATGCTCCAACAATTTGCCTATGTAAGGATTGCCGTAAGTACAAATACGAGTGGTGTCATAAATTTGCCAACGTGGTAAAACCAGACGACTTCTGTTCATATGCGGAAAGGAAAGAAGAAAATGAATGAAGATCATTGTGAAGAATGCAGAATTTATGGCGACGACTATAGATGGGATCCGGACGAAGGTGAGTATGTAAGCTGCTGTGAAGACTGCATTTTTAACGAATACCGAGAGGAGTATGGTGATGAGTAGCAGAAGCGACCTCAAACGCTTGACAGAGGAAGACCGCTTTTCGAGGTGGTTTGCGACGTGGGCGAGTAACCACGGAGGATGGAGCAAGGCTAAGAAGATGAATCGTAGACTTGCAAAGAGGAAATTAAAGAGGAGAGTAGACGATGAAAATTCTAGTAGATGAAATGCCAATAAGCCCATTTGATTGCTGGTTTTCAGATCAGACATGGGATCACGAAAGGAAAGTTTGGACAGCATGTTGTACTCTCGGTCCCGATGGTTGTACTGATTGTGACATGAGGAGCGGAGAATGCAGTAAATTGAAAAGTTTATCGGGGGTGAGTCTGACATGACCAGACACATGATAGTTGAGATCATCCTGCTTATATTTTGTGCGGTAACTGTCATAGCGGCTTATGCATGCTGTGTGGTTGCCGGGAGATGCAGCAGGATAGAAGAAAAGAAGGAGATGGAGAAATGCTTGAAACAAAGATGATTCTGTTGTTGCTTATTATGGGCTTTCTGATTGGCCTTATATTTTCGTTCGTTTGTTGGGTGGCTAGACGCCCCGACGGATATTTCTTCGTGAATCTTACCAACCCGAACGAAGACATGTTCAAGATGCAGATCGACATACCACTCGAAGAACTCCCTGCGGCAGACTACCTTATATTTAAAGTAAGGAAGACGCAATAGGGAAAAAGTGCTATAATTCTTCCAAAGGAGGGAGAATTATGGAAAAAGACGAATGGTACTGGGGTCTTAGCCCGCTTATAAGGAAGAACATTGAGGAAGCCGAAAGGTATGAAAAAGCTGGTGGCGGACTGACGCCTTCTATAGAGGAGTATGACGATGGTTATATTCCGGAGGGCTGTCGTGCCTGCGGAGGGGATTATCCTAGATGCAGGCAGGGATGTGCCTTATTTGACGAGGACTAAACTCGCAAGATTTACAATTCCTAAAACGAAGGGTCTACATGGCCCTTTTTGTTTTGTCTATATTTTCAGAAAGGAGCAACGATGGATATTTCAAAGGTTAAAGACGTAATGCCCCACATTACAATGGGCATGGGTATGGCATTCGGAGGTGTCGCCACAGTAGGCGGCATAATCGGAACATTCGAACTAACAGAGGATGGATACGGACGGAAGTATATTTGCGATAAGTCCGTGCCACTTAAGAAGAAGGCTGAGATCGTCTGCAAGTATTACGGCTTGAAGGTCGGCCTTCCTACAATCCTTGCCACAGGATGCTTCATGACGTCAATGCATGGATATTCTGCACAGGTGGCTAATGCAGTAAGCGTTGCCGCATGGTACAAGAAGCACCTTAAGGAATACCGCGAGAAAAATCGCGAACTTTATGGCGAAGAGAATGACAGGAACGTCGAGGATGCAATAATCAGGGAGCATATTTCTCAGAACCCGCCTCCAAAGAGGAAGAACTCTGACGCGTTCCTTATTTATGACCCGATCACCGATCAATATTTCGAAGCTACACAAAAGGAGATAGATCACTGCGAACGCGAGATGAATCGCATACTCGGAAAGGAGAGTGGTGTAGAGTATTGGTTCCTTCTCAAGCATTTCAAGAATGCAAAGTACAACCTTCCAATCTGCAGCGATATTGGCTGGTTCCTTGACGAATCATATGCGGATTACCACTACTGGAATGAGTCGTTCTATGCAAGAGAGTTGTTCGAGATAAACCTTGAACGACTTGATGACGCTCCTGAGGGTGATGTTTATATTCTTCGCTGCAGCATCGAGCCCATGCTCAACATGGAGCTGGACGCCGATGTGGTGAAAGATTCACAAGATTTACAAGGCATATAATGGAGGATAAAATTCCTGTCCTCCATATTTTTGTGTAGCGAAGAAAGGAGAAACACAATGAAACAGGAATTATTCAAGATCGGAAAGACAATAGCATTTAACGCAGGAAAGTACATGCCAAAGGCATTGATCGGAGTATCTGCGGGAGCTACTGCTGGAGGTATATTTCTCGCAATCAAAGCTGGAATGGAATTCCAGAAGTTGAAAGATGAAGGAGCAGAAATAACCTGGAGAGACTACGCGCGTATATTTGCGCCGTGCATCGCAGCAGGTGTATTTGCTATTGCATGCGCATTTGCGGGTTTGACAGAATCCGAAAAGCGTTATGCGGCGGCAGCTGCGCTGGCTAGTATGTACGAGTCAAACGAAAAGGAGATCGACGCTAAAGCCAGAGAGATATTTGGCGATAAGGAAGTCGATAAGATGCATGAAGAGATCGTAAAAGACAAGATCAAGAATGCACCGGAACCGATGCCTGCTTATGGCGGAACGGTATTTCTGGACCTTCAGACCGGTCAGTATATTTATATGGAGATGGAAGACATCAAAGCCCGTATAAACAGACTGAACGATCGCATCAACAATGGCTATTTCATCAGCAAGGATGAATGGTGTGATATTTTCAACCTTATATCATCCACCGCTGATATGGAGCTTGGATGGAGCACGAAGCTTACAGGAATCATTGAGCCGGAATTTGTCTGGCAGGAACTTGCGAGCGGAAGAACCGTTGCGGCTCTGAAAGTAAACGACCCTGACCTGAAGTATAAAGAAGATCAGGATGATGACGAAAACATATATCTCGGAAGTAAGCTTGCGGGATGGTCGGAGGTGTAACTATGGCAAGTAATTCCAGCACCGATAAGGAATTACAGGCAATACACAAAGAACTTAAGGAATTAAATAGAAGCCCGGCAGAGTCTGTCGAGCCTTCTATTTTTTCGCTTGATGAGCCTGTGATTCGCGTGAAGCCAGAGGATTGGCCTGAAAACTCGCAAAAATTACAACGCATATAATGAAGGGTATACACACATATTTTTCTATACAAAGAAAGGAGCATAGAAATGCCTACTAACAACGAAACAATGATCGAAACAGTTGACGCTACAGTTAATGAGGTAGCTAAAGCACCTACAGACAAGACTGGATTCATATTTGTGGGTCTTGGTCTCCTCATCGGAATCGGCGCTACAGTCGGAGCCGTAGAGGGACGCAAGTTCATAAAGAAGAAAGTCAAGGATCATAAGGACAAGAAAGCTGCCAAGAAAGAAGCGAAGACTGAGGAGTCAGCAGAATAGGTATATTCTAACAACTTAATATGGTAACGAGAAGTAAAGGGCCTTACACAAGGCTCTTTATTTTTCGCCAATTGCTACGTAACTCGCAAGAATTACAACCCCTATAATGGAGGATAAACCAATTTCTATCCTCCATTATTATATTCTACGCTGAATAAAGAAGGGAGCGAAAACAAAATGGCAATAGAAGCAGTAATTTGGAAAGGCACAGAAATTCTTCTCACAGCAGCAGGAAGCGCTGGAGCAAAAGTACTGGTCGAGGAAGCTGTAAAGAAGCTAACACCTGAGAATCTCAGCACAGTAAAAAAGTATTGTGTTGAAGTTGCTCAGTGGGGCGGAACTACAGCAGTCGCGGCAGTAGTAGCATCCGGCATTCATAAGAATGTTGAGAAGGCTGAGAACGCCTACAAGAAGGTTAATGCTATATTTGAAAAGGTCGATGTTAAAATTGTCGACGCAGAACCTGTTATTGATACAGATGAAGATAATAGTCCTGTAGAAATTGAAGAAGAAACGGAAGAGATTCCAGTAGTGGATCTCGACTAAAAAGCGAGAAGCTTCGTAGAAATTACGAGGCTTCTTACTTTTTCCCGACAAGACTTATATTTTTGCCACATAGGAGGAGGCTCTATGGCTCAGGTAAATCTACCTACTATATATGACAACAAACCTGACGTCCCAAAAGAGAAGAAAGTTGAAAGTGTGATCAACGGGGACGAGTTTGTAAGCAGGAAGCGCTCAGTTGGTAAGAAACTGGGAGATATTCTCTTTAACGGGGACATTAATGACGTCAGATCGTATCTGATAAATGACGTTCTGATTCCTGCAATCAAAGAGACCATATTTGATATGGCTAATAAAGGTCTGGACATGATCCTGTTCGGAGGATCGGGAAGGTCAAGCTCCAAGAACAACCAGACTTATATTTCCTATAACAACTATTCGAACAACAGTCACCGAACATCCGAGACCAGAACTCGCGCAAGACGAGTAGAAGAACGTACGGATGAAGAGGAACTTATATTTCGCGAAAGAGGACCTGCGGAACTCGTTCTTGAGAAGATGCTGGTCATATTTGAGGAATACCACATCGTAACTAAGGCTGATCTGAATGATATTCTGAACCGCTCAGGCAACTTCACAGACAACAACTGGGGTTGGACAGATCTGAACGGGGCATCAGTCGAAAGAGTAAGGGGCGGATATTTGCTGAATCTGCCTAAAATGAAGCATTTAGATTAAAGGAGTGAATCATGAGTATTATTTCAAAAGTAATGGAACTTCCTGCAAAGGCAAGCGAGCATAAAGCAGAACTCGGAATTATATTTGGAGGCATCTGCGGAGGAGCCGCTATTGTAAGCGCATGCATCGCTACTCTGAATCTTGAGGATATTCTGGACGAGCACAACGCCAAGGTCGAGGAAGTAAAAGACAAGCACATTACACTGGAGAAGGTGTCAGACGATGGTGCCGCAATCACCGAGACAATCGATGATGTAAAGGCTTATAAGAGAGAACTCACAAAAGTATATTTCTCGACAGTATGCAAGGTGGGTGCTAACTATGCCCCTACAGCCGCAATATTGGCGATTACAGCGTATTTTCTTGGCGGGTCATATAAATCAGCCAAAGAGCTTAAAAAGGAGAATGTTGAACTCTTCACCGCACTCCGCGGCTCGGAAGCTATATTAAAGCGCTATCGTGACGACATGAGAGAACGAGTCGGAGAAGAAGAGGAGCAGCGTTTCTACAACAACATCCGAACTAAAGACATTGAGGTAATCGAAAGGACGGATGACAAGGAGAAAAAGAAGAAGGTAAAGGGTGCTGAAGTTATCAACGGCGAACTCAGCGGTGACGCATTTATATTTGATGAAAGATGCGGGTCCTATGTCGGACATGACATAGACCACAACATGTTTATCGCAGGCATGCTAAAGAATCAGTGTTCTGACAACTTATATTGCAATGGCAGCCTTCTGATGTTCGAGATTCTGGATGCGTTCGGACTTGACAGAGATGAGGTCCCTGGAGCATTCGTTCGTGGTTATATTTCCAGAAAGCAGGACCGTGACGCTGACAAGATAGCTATGGATATTCGTAAGGTTTGGGTCTATGACGAGATGACAGATGAGTACGTCGAGAAGATCCTTATCGATCCTAAACTTGACGGAGTTATAGTTGATAAGATTTAGAGGTGACATCATGAAAAAACTGTTTACCCTCTTTTCTTATATAGGTACATTGGGCGTCGGTGCCGGGCTTGGCGTTCTTTGTACCAAATCATATTTTGAGAAGAGAGAATCTGAAAGGGCAGATTCTGAAATTGAATCGATGAAAAGGGCTATGAGAAAAACGGAAGAGAAGAAAGAGCCGGAAAAGAAAACTGAGAAGGACGAGCAAACTATATTTGTATCGGGGATGATTACCAAACCTGAGATGAATGAGGCTTTTCAGTATCATACATTTTCCGCATCTACAGATGTTGCGATGAAGGACCATCCTCGCGAAGAGGACATCATCAAGCCATATTTCATAGACATTGATGACTTTGATGAGCCGACACTCGGATACGCGAAGAAGGAACTTCAATATTATATGGACGACGGAACTCTGGTTGATGAGGGCGAGAATACAGACGATGAAGGAGCAGTTGTAAGCATCGTTGATACGGTCGGTACAGCAAATCTGGAGTCGTTTGAGAACTCGCTGGAGAGTTGCTGTTATATTCGTAATGAGCAGCTCAAGGAAGACTATGAGATTTCGAAAGTATTTGGCAGCTACAGCATGCTGCTTGGTGACGATTAAACGGAGGGATTACTATGAGTAGGTCTTATAAACATTTCGAATGGCCAGATAACTATTATATTTGGCTGTGCGATTTGATTGATCTTGAAACTCATAGCGGAAATTCCAATCTCATCTCCTTTCTTTATGACACGGAATTTACCTGGTCGGTGCCGAGAGATAATAATCGTGCGCATGATGGGATTGACCTGAGGCAGGATTATATTTCCGAGTATCAGTATGACGATGGTGAGTGGGTGGAAGATGCCTGCTCGTGGCTTGAGATGCTGATCGCTCTGGCCAGGCGTATCCGTGTCGAAATTATGCCTGATTTTGACATAGGAATTGACGAATGGTTTTGGAAAATTGTTCATATTTGGGGCCCGAATTTTGAGGATGAAAAGTGTGTGAAAAAGTGTGTGAAAAATGTGTGTAAAACTCAAAATCGGGGTTTTTGTGTGAAAAATTTTGAAAAAACGGACATTTCGGAGACAGATATTTGGAGACAAGTACAGTTCTGGTTAGCAAAAAACTACGATTTTTAGGCAAAAAAGGCCGAAAAACGGTAAAAAATGGCACTTTTTGTGTGAATTTGTGCGTTTTATTTTTATACTTAACCCTTATACGCGAAAAAAATAGTAAAAATTAATAAAAGTAAGAAAATTTTTCACAAATTCACACACTTGCTAGAAAGGAGGCGTTTTTTCGATGGATTTTCTACGAGTAAGCGTCAGAACTGGGAAGAAAGGTTTGCTTGAAATCTATCCAAAATTTGTGGCTAAATCGGGCGAAGATTTAATGATTCGCGGAGGTGATTTTTATGCTATCTGGAACGAAGAAAAGGGGCTTTGGTCTACAAGTCAGAATGATGCGGTAGATATGATCGATTCCGAGCTTGATAAGTATAAGGAAGACCATCCTGAGTATGAGGGAGCTAGGGTTCTTCATATGTGGGATGTCGATTCTGGTATGATTGATAAGTGGCATAAGTATGTTCAGAAGCAGCTTATCGATAATTATCACGCTTTGGACAAGAAGATTATATTCTCGAATACTCCGGTCAACAAAAAAGATTACGCAAGTAAGAGATTGTCATACGCTTTGGAAGAAGGCGACATATCTGCCTGGGACGAATTGATAGGCACATTATATTCTCCTGAGGATAGGCATAAGATCGAATGGGCTATTGGTTCAATAGTCAGTGGCGATTCAAAGGAGCTTCAGAAGTTTCTCGTATTTTATGGTTCGTCAGGTACTGGAAAGTCGACAGTTCTTAATATTGTGCAGGAGCTGTTTGACGGATATTATTCTATGTTCGATGCCAAGGCCCTTGGGTCAAGCTCTGCAAGTTTCGTACTCGAACCATTTAAGAATAACCCGCTTGTTGCGATTCAGCACGATGGAGATCTTAGTAGAATAGAGGATAATACAAGACTTAACAGCATAGTCTCTCACGAGAAGATGACTGTGGATCTTAAATTCAAATCACAGTATGTCGATAAATTTCAGGCGATGCTTATGATGGGTACGAATAGGCCTGTAAAGATAACCGATAGTAAGTCGGGTATAATTCGAAGGCTTATTGATGTGAACCCGTCTGGCAATCTTGTGTCGAAGCGAAAGTATAATCGTTTGATGAACCAGATAAGTTTCGAGCTTGGAGCAATAGCCAAGCACTGTCTTGATATTTATGAAGAGGACAAGACTTACTATGATGATTATATTCCGGTCTCGATGATAAGTGCGACGAATGATATGTACAACTTCATCGAAGAATATTACTTCGATTTTACGAATTCAGATCCAATGACTCTTAACGAGGCTTGGAGACTGTATAAGACATATTGTGTCGATGCGAATATTGGTCATCCTATGATGAAGAGGACTTTTAAGGAAGAACTCAAAACATATTACGATGACTATAAGGATCGGGCGAGACTTGATGGTCAGAGTCTGTATAGTGCATATTTCGGATTCAAGAAAGACAAGTTCGCAAGTGAGAAGAGCAGTAAGGATAAGTCCTCAGAAGAAGCGGATATTTCATGGCTTGATCTGAGTGAACAGGAATCTATATTTGATAAGGAGTGTGCTAATTGCATTGCTCAATATGCGACAGCTTCTG